ACCATCGGCATGCTGGCATGTCATGGCCGACGGCAACGGATACGCCACAGCCCCCGACATCGCCCACCTGCTCGGCATCACCACCACCCTCGTCTACGTCTGGGCCCACCGCGACCACTGGCACCGAACCCGGACACGCCCCCGCCGCTACCGGCTCGAGGACGCCCACCAGAGCTGGGACAAACGTCACCCGCAACATCAGGACCAAGGTCCTTGCGCACGTCCCTGATCAGGCCGTAAGCTAAGCGCCGTCAAGGTCCCAGGACTATGTCCCGGGGCCTTCACCATCTACGGAGGACGCGCCTAATGCCCACCCTCCGCGACTACCAGCGGTGGGCACGCAAAGGCACCACCGCGCAACGCGGCTACGGCACCCAGCACCAGCAGCTCCGCCGCCAGCGCATCGCCCTATTTCGGCCCGGCGACCGGTGCGCCATCGGCGGCGAACCACTCCACCTGCCGGTCGCCTATCTCGACCTCCCACACGACCACGTCAACGGCGGGTATTTGCCTGGGCTGGCGTGCCGTCGGCACAACCGGGCTGAGGGTGCGGCCCGGGGCAACATGCTGCGCCGGGTGGGAGGTCCCGGCGTGTGGTACTCCGCGCGCAGATGGTGACCTTCCTGGCGACTGTGATTGAGTGGCTGTTATGGCGCGTCCCCGTCGCAAGGTAACCGAACACGGCACTTACGCCTGCTACCGCCACAGCGGCTGCCGTTGCGCCGAATGCCGCAACGCGCGCCGCATCGAAGCTGCCCGGCAAAAAGCAAAACGCTACGCACGCACCAGAACCGGCACCGCTCCCGACTTCACCCACGGTCCATCCGGCTATGACACCTGGGGCTGCCGGTGCCGCACTTGCACTACGGGCCATAGCCAGAACCCCGTCAAGAAAGCCGCCGACCGGCGCTGGACCGAAAACCACCGCGGCGAAAAAGACGCCGCCACCGTCGCCAGGCGCCGCCGCGATCAAGCCGCAACCCTTGACCAGGCCAGCAGGCGCGGGCAGCCATGGACCGGACCCGAACTAGAACTCGCCGCCAGATCCGACCTCAGCGCGAAGGCCATCGCACTGATGATTGGTCGCACAAGGTGGGCAGTCCAGACCAAACGTTACGAACTCCGGGCCGAACCGAAGATCATCGAAGCTGCTGGGCTGTCGCGTGGCACCGGCTACCCGTAGCCCCCACCGCTCCGCTGGCGCGAGGATGGGCAACCGCGTGCGAGGACCCGGCGACGGCTGGGTCCCGGCGAGGCGATGGTGACCTTCTGGCGACCACGGAGGGCCAGCGGTTACTGACCGTGACCATCCACTGATCTACCATCCGTGGGCGTCGGCCCTCCACCATGGTCACAATCCGGACATTTCCACGTTTCCGCAGGTCAATGGATCGCCAACCGTCTGGATGGTGGATCAGCGGACCCCGCAGCCAAAAAATTTTTGTGCAACGCTCAACTAGGGCCTGGATGGTGACCGTCCGTGACCGTTTCGCGTGCGAGTTCCGTCGAGAAGGCGACCCGCGCGGAACTGCGCCGCCTCGGATTCTCGGCCGCCACCGACGCCCCGGCCGCGCTCGCCGTGTCGCTCGCCCGGCAGATCGACACCGCCCGCGGCGCGGTCGCCGCAGCTGCCGCGGCGGGCCAGTTGCGGCTGATCCTCGCCGATTTGCGCGCTGACGCAGCCAGCCGGCCTGATTCGGATGGGATTGATGAGCTCCGCGCTCGCCGCGCCCGTGCTGCTGGGTGACCAGACACCGCGTCTGCGGTCGGTGCCGCCTTCGGACACTTCGGAGGGTGGTAACGCGACCGATCTGGCCGCGCTGGCCGGACTGCGGCTGGATCCGTGGCAGGCGCATGTCCTGGAGGCTGGTTTGGGCCGCCGCGGCGGCCGGTGGGCGGCGTTTGAGGTGTGCCTGATCGTGGCGCGGCAGAACGGGAAGGGCAGCATCCTGGAGGCGCTGGAGCTGGCGGCGTTGTTCCTGTTCGACGACGTGAAACTGATCTTGCATTCGGCGCATCAGTTCAAGACCGCGGCTGAGGCGTTCCTGCGGATCCGGCGGCTGATTGAGGAGCGGCCGCAGTTTGACCGGCGGGTGGCGCGGGTGCGGACGACGACCGGTGCTGAGGCGATCGAGCTGAAGGACGGCACGCGGCTGCGTTTTCTGGCGCGTTCGTCGGGGTCGGGGCGTGGTTTTACGTCTGATCTGGTGATCCTGGATGAGGCGTATGAGCTCGGCGGCCGTGAGATGGCGGCGTTGCTGCCGACGTTGTCGGCGAGGCCGGATCCGCAGGTTTGGTATACGTCGACGGCGGGGAATCCGGATTCGGCGCAGCTAGGGCGTTTGCGGCAGCGTGGTCTCGCGGGTGGTGACCGGTCGCTTGCGTTTCTGGAGTGGTCGGTGGATGACGCCAGTTATGATCCGGCGGATCCGGTGGGGTGGGCGCGGGCGAATCCGGGTTTGGGGATCCGCATCGAGGCGGATTATGTGGCGCGGGAGCTGGCGGCGTTGCCGGCGGAGGAGTTCGCGCGGGAGCGTCTGTCGGTGGGGTCGTATCCGGTGGATGATGCGGGGACGTGGGAGGTTTTGGGGCAGGATGCTTGGGCTGCGTGTGCGGCGCCGGGTGTGCTGTTGTGAGTAATCCCGTCGGGTTCGCGTGTGAGATCAGTGAGCGGCGGGATCGTGCGGCGGTGGTGGCGGCTGGCCGTGAGGTGGGTGGTGGCCGGCTGGTGGTTGACCTGGTGTGGTATGACCATCCCCGCAGTGTGGTGGTGCGGATCAGCAAGCTTGTGATTGATCATGATCCGGTGTGTGTGGTGGTTGATCCTCGTTCTCAGGCTGCGACGTTGCTGGGTCCGTTGGCGGAGGCGGGTGTGGCCGTGTCGCAGCCTGGGCCGGGTGATGTGACGGTCGCGCATGGCGAGTTTCTGGATCTGGTGAACGATCATCAGCTGGTGCATTTGGAGCAGGCGCCGTTGACGTCGGCGGTCCGCGCGGGGCAGCAGCGGCCGTTGGCGGGTGCGCAGGCGTGGGAGCGGCGCGTGACGGTGGATCAGGCGCCGTTGGTGGCGGCGACGCTGGCCTGCTGGGGTTTTAGGCGGTGGGAGGAACTCGCCGCGCCCGGCGCGTGGGTCATGTGACAGATAGGAGCCCTCAATGACGACGATGTCGCTGTTTCCAGGCTTGCCCGAACCGCCTGAGTGGTGGGTCTATTACGCCACCGATGGGCATGACATCAAGATCGGCCGGACGTGCGATTTCAGCCGGCGCGGTGGTGAGCTGAAGCTGATCTATCTGCTGAAGTTCCGCGGCGGTGGCTTCGAGGAGCGTCGTCATCAGAAGATGTGGGCCGCGTACAGGATCTCGGGTACGGAGTGGTTCCGGCCAGCGGATGAACTGCTGTTGTGGATCACGATGCTCCTGGAGCCGCGTAGTCCTGAACTGGCGGTACTGCAGTCAATCATCAAGGCCGCGAACGCCCGGCGCCGGGACGCGGCATGAAAGACCGTGATCTGATCCAGCTTGAGCGACTCTGCGAAGCCCTAGCCAAAAAGTGGGATGAGATCTATCTGCAACAGTCGCAGTTTGATCCAGTTGCAGCCGCGTTCTGGCCGCGCTACGGCGATCCACGGCATGATGCCCGCGAGCTCGCAAAGAAAGCGCGGGCGGTGTTGAAATCGCGGGGGATTACGCCGCCGCCGCCGGGCGCGCCGTCACCAAGCCGTGCTGCGGCTAGTTCGAATGTGATCGCCTTCACTGACTGGCGACGTAAGGCCGGGTGACTTTGCTGTGCGTCTGTCGATCGTGCTGCTGGTGGTGTCGCTGGTGGGTGTGGCGGCTGGTGGGTGGCTGATCGGGCGGTGGGCGCTGGGTGTCGCGGTGATCTTCGATTCGCTGTGTGTCGGGGCGTGGGCGCTGTTGCGTGACGACGGCCGTGGTGAGCCTGCGGGGCGGGCGGTGGTGGGCCAGGTGCCGGTGCATTTGGGTGAGGTGTTCGACCGGGCGCGTGCCTCGTGAGGTTGCTGGATCGTTTGACCGCGTCGCGGGCTGGTTACTGGGAGGGGATGGCCAGCGGCGCGGCGATTTTCACCAGCTCGTATGGGTCGCCGGATCAGGAGAAGATTCTGCCCGCTTTGGTG